AGTAAATAAAGTTCCTAAAGCAACAGCACATTTGATATCTGAATATTATGACCAAGGTCATATACCAATGCCTGATGCGAGATTGTTTATAAGAGTCTTTAGACCTATGAGAGATTTAGGTTTAAGACTAACTGGTAGAGGTAGAAATTTAAATGATGCTGATTATGAAAGACTATTAGCAAAACCAATAACAGATTTAGCTGAGTTAGCTTTAAAAGATGATAGAAATTTTTTTGAAAGTCTAAAATTACTTGTTAGAAAATCAAGGGTAAATGTAAAGAAAACTGCAGATGACGAAGAAATAGTAAACCTTACTGAAGGATTACTTACAATGGTAGGTGATGGCTATATGCAGCGTATATGGAAACCTAGTATTCTTTTAAGACCTGCATGGGTTGTAAGAGTTGTAGGTGAAGAACAACTTCGTATGTGGGCAGCAGATTTAGATAACGGATTTGCTCACCCTCTTTCTGCATTTGCTTGGGTACTAGGTAGAAAGCCATCACAAAGAGCAGGTATTCTTAAAGACCAAAGAAAAGTATTAAGAGATGATTACTTAGCTGATACTCTTAATATAGGTAGAGGTGGTACAGATATATTTGATGAATCATTAGAACTTGCTATGCAACATCAACAAGCCCTAACTCAATCTCATGGAGGTATGACTCTTGGCTTTGACCCAAAGAGAGCTAGAGGTTTTACACAGGTAACTAAAGGTGACAAAAGATTCTATGGTGCTGGTGCTAAGGAGTTATTACAACTAGCAGATGACCCATTAGCTACAGCTATAGCAAAAGTAGAGTTTAATCCTGTAAGAGGTAAAGAAGAATTTAATAGACAAATTGATGAAATCAAAAAAAGATTTTGGGATGGTGATTTAAATCAATGGAGAAAATCGTTTGTTTCTAATTCTGATGAACAATCAAAATTTACTAAAAACTTAATTACAAGTAGTAAAGTACATGCAGATTCTTATATAGATTCTATTGTTGCCAGACTACATGATAAAACTGGTGGTAGGTATAGAGCTGTAGAGAAAACACCTGATGGTAAATTTGTAGGAAATGTTTGGGATGAAAACTCTATTAAACCTAACATACAAAGTGAAAACAATATTATTGAATATACCATTATACAAGCTGGAGATGAAGAACTAATTAGTCACATTGCTAAAGAATCTAATGAATTTGTATCTATAACTAATAAAGCTGGAGAAACGCAGAACATTAAATTTACTAGAGAGATGTCAGAGTCTCAACATAAACAATATAGAGCATGGTTACAAAAAAATAAAAGTGGAGTATGGAGTGACACACATCACTTTAAAGCATCAAGAACTGATACAACAGGTGACTTTGCAAGTGGATATGACAAAGTTCTAGAAACATTGTTCTCAGGATTAATGGGTTCAACTACAAATGATTTATCACGTTCACCAGCATTTAGACAATTTTATTGGAAGTTCATGGAAAACATGTATGCAAATCTAGATGACGTTGCAAGAGTACAGGTATTAGGTCAAGCAAAAAAGATGATGGGTAATTCATTACCAGGCAGTAAAGCTAGAAAATATATAAAGAGTTTAGAGAATATGAAACAAGCAGATGTATCTAAATTACTAGGACTAGATGATTTAAGACAAGTTGATGACTTAGCTAAAGCATTTGCTTTGACAGAAACAAAAGATTTACTGTACGATTTAAATAGAAGGCATGTTATTACAGACATGGTAAGACTAGCTATGCCTTTCGCAGAAGTATATCTTGAAATTGCTGGTACTTGGACAAGGTTACTTAGAGGGCAAAAGACTTTATTTGGTAGAAAAGCACAAAGAAGTATAGAAGCTATGCGTAAACCAAGTTTGTTTGGTGAGTACGAAGACGAAGGATTCTTTACAACTGACCCACAGTCTGGTGAAGAGATGTATAACATGAACTGGTTTGAAAATATATTTAATATTGATAACAGTCTTAAAAATCCTGATGGAGATGAAGCAGGAATTAACCCTATAACTGGTCAACAAACTACAGAGATACCTGATATAAATACTAAGTTAAGAGGATATGCTGGTGGATTAAACATGGTAGCAGGAGACATTGTACCTGGTTTAGGACCATTGGCACAGATACCTGCTAGTGCTATTTTACCTTCTACTCCTGATGTAGATAAAGTTTTCTTTCCATACGGCAGACCAGAAGACGGATTAAGAGAAATGGCAAACCCTATATACTTTGCTAAACAAGCTATGCCTAGTTGGTTTAGAAAAGTTATTATAGCTGGTGACGCAATGGACCCTGAGTTTCAAAGAAGTTATGCTAATACTGTAAAAGAAATTCAAAGAGCTATGTTTATGACACAGTCTTATGATGACTCTACACCAGAACAAGAAGTAGCCTCATTAGAAAAAGCAAAAAAATTAGCTACACAAAGTCTTTTACATAGAGCGTTTATACAATTTTTAGCTCCTACTGGTGCTATATTGCAATACGATTATGAAATTGGACCAGGTGGTAGAGCTTATCTAGACCCAATAGAAGCAAAAGAAGAAGACCCAGAAGGTAAATACTTTGCACAAACACTATTAGCTGATGCATATTATCAGATGTTAGCTAAGTCAGGTGGAGATAGAGTTATTGCAATAGCACAGTTTATTAAGGTATTTGGTTTTGACCCTACAGCTTTACTGACTTCTAAGTCTAAACAAATTAAGAAAGTTTCTTTTACAGATGATGGAGGATACTTTAAACAACTTAATGAAACTGTATTTAAAGAATACCCTGATGTCGCCTATTACATGTATCCAGATAGTCCCTTAGATGAATTTAATTTCCAAGCATGGAATAATGCATTTACTGATGGAGATAGAGTTAACCTTAGTGCTGAAGAATATAAACAAGCTGTAAGACAAGCACAAGGAAGTTTGGCTTATGAACATGCTAGAAGAGTAATAATGGATGGACCTATGTATGCAAACCTTCCATATCAGAAGAGAGTAGAACAACTGTATCTTATAAGACTACAACTACAACAGCAGTTTCAAGGATATGGAGATACATCAACAGCACCACGTTCGTTATCTACTGATGCAAAAATAAAACAACTTACTGAAATGATACAAAGAGAAGGCGATACTTCCATAACAATGCCTGATGGTACTACTCAGAAGTTAAAAGATATGTCAGCAATGAAAGGAATCATTAAATACTTAACAGCAAGACAAAGGGTATTGAATGTAATAAAATCAGAGTATGGATTAAATGCTACATTAAGTAGAGCAGAAGCTAAAGAATCTAGAGCTTATCTTCGAGGAGTAGCAAACAGAGTAATGTTAGAAAATCCAGACTTTTACTTTATGTACTTTGATGTATTCAGAGTAGAGATAGAAGAAGAAGTAAGTTACTATGGAGGAGATATTTAATGGCGTATACAGAAGAAGAGCAATCAGTTATTGATGATATTTTAGGTGGTCCTAAAGTAGAAGTCGGCTATGGTCGATTTACATTTGGTGCAACAAGAGATGGTTTTCAATCAAAAGATTTTGATGACGAAAAGTTTAATGATTTTCTAAGTATATTCTTTTTAGGAAATGACCAGTTTGTAAGACAATTTGCAACTAATGTTAAAAATTATTTAGGTGCAAAAACAAGTGGTGGAATGGAACCAGAAGGTACATTTGATTCACCTGATATAAGTTTAGCTGAGTATCATCTATACGCTGAAGCTGTTTATGGTATACCTTGGGACGAGATGCCACCAAATATGCAAGACGCAATTAATTTTACTTATGAATCATTAGCATATAATAATCCTACATCAGCAGAAGCTGCTGCTCAGATAAAAGGAAACGCCAATGTTCTTATTGATTTACATGAAAAAGGTACACTGCCAGAAGAATTACAGCACATAAGTAGTGACATAGTAGGTACAGCTATATCAGCAGGCTATACAGACCAAGCTGACTTAGCCTACAAAGCACAGATAGGTAAAGAAGCCAAAGACGGAGAGTACATAAAAGTAGCAGCTGAAGCTATAAATTTTGATAGTGCAAAAGAATTACAAGATAAACTAGACAAAGATGAGATAACTACACAAGAGTACATAGCTGGAATAGAAAACATTATAGATGCTGAATACGGTGAAGACTATGTAAGTAAGTTTATTAACGAAGGTTACAGTATTTCAGATGTCCCAACATTGTATGGACCTGGTATGGAGATGAGTCCAGAAGAATCAGAACAAGCAAGAGCTAGAAATTATTTTGGAGAAATGGATTACTATGGTGTTGGAGAACTTGACTTAGACGTGTATAGCGAAGATACTGGGCAAGGCACTATGCCTTTATACCAGACAGGACTAGGTACTTCTCTGTTTGCTAATGCATCACCTGAAGACATAATGGATACTCAGTTGTTGTTAGTTGAATCAGGATTCTTACAACCCTTTACTTTTGTTTATGGAGTGCTAGATAACAATCCAGGTGGAACAATAGAAGCTATTGAGTCAGCTATGTCAAGGTTTAATTTAAATGGTGATGGTATGGCTATGCAAGATTTGTATAGTATATTACTAGCACCTGGTAGTACAGCAGCAAACATGAATGTATTCTTAAAAGAAAACTTTAAAGATACTTTATCAGACTACGGTTATGGTACTGGTGCTTTCGAACCTGGCTTTGGTGGGGAAAACGCATACCAGAATATATTCCAATATACTAAACCAAATTTTTCAAATGCAACAAATGTAATATCTAATGCAATATCAGAAGGTTTAGGTAGACCTGCATCTGATGGAGAGTTGCAACAATACTTTGATTGGTGGTCTAAACAAGACTATTCATTACAAAAACAAAACTTTGATATAAGACAAAAGAATATGCAACTTGAACTAGAAGATGCAAGAAAAAGAAGAAAGTATGCTGGTCTTGGTATGAGTTCACAATTTACTCCTAGTCAATTAGAAGGAGAAGTAAATGTAGATGCAGCTATGGCTAGCAGTTTCAATGACTTTATGAGAAATACTTATGGAGATATTATTACAGGGAGTCAAGCAGATGCACAGTATAGGAAGTCTTTTGCTAGCCTTATGGGTAGCCTCGCCAATATCAGTTCCCAACCTGGAAACTAATATGAAACTTACAGAAGAACTTATAGAACACATAGAAGAACTAGAAGGATTTAAAGATGAAGCATACTATGATGTCAACAATAATTTAACTATTGGTTTTGGACATACCCAAGCTACAGAGACTTTTGATTTTGTTGAAGGACAAACTATAGATAGAGAAAAAGCACTAGAAGTTTTGCAATTAGATTTAGAACATGCAGAAGGAATTGTTAAAAATCTTATTAAGAATAGTCCTAATGTATCAATAGAAGACTTTACACAAGATGAATTATCGTATGCTGTTTTAGTTTACTTCAATAGACCTTGGGCTTTAAGAAATGTACAAGGTGAACGAGGTACCTATGATGGGTTAGAGCTAATAGCTAAAGGTAATTTAGATGACGTTATTGCTGACCAAGAAACAAAGTTTAATAGAAAGTATGATAATGAAATACCTCCGTGGGCAACTAATAGGTTAACTAAAGAAAAAGATTATACAACATTTGACACACCGCCAATTGATGACCCACCACCAGATGATGACACAAAATTTGTTTATAGATACTTTGGTAACATTGGTGAAGTGATTAAAGCTACACAAGCTCCACAACCAAGGACTACTTCAATTAAAACAGTTAATAAAGAAGGTGAAGAAATATTTGACCCC